TTATTATTACACGCCCTACAGTCTCAAAAGAAGAAATTGGCTTCCTCCCAGGTGATTTAAGAGAAAAAATGGATCCATGGGTTCAACCTATTTATCAAAACTTGTTTATGTTATATGATAAGGTTAAGGTTGAAAAACTTATAGCTGATGGTAAAATAGAAATTGTACCTGTTTCATTTATGAGAGGTAGAACATTTTTAGATTCATGTGTTATTGTAGATGAAGCACAAAACGTAACACACGAACAAATGGAAATGATAGTAACTCGTTTGGGATTACGATCAAAAATGATGGTTTGTGGTGATGATTATCAAATAGATTTAAAGAAAAAAGCAGATTCAGGTTTTAAATATTTATATAAAGCATCTTATAAAGTTAAAAATCTTGAAGCAATTACACTTACCTCTAACCATAGAAATGAAATTGTTGAAGATTTAAGAAATTACTATGAGGATAACCCAGTTTTCTAATAAATTTTAATATTTATAAGAAAACAACATGGCAAACGCAGCAATATGGCCAGGCACTAGTTCGTTTTCTACGGGGAGTACACCTTTTGGGTTTTATGATAGCGATACAGATTTTCAAACTGACGCCGATAAGGTATCCGTATTTTGTGCTCGTCGTTTAGGATATCCTCTTACTGATGTAGAATTACAAGACATTAATTTTTATACTGCATTCGAAGAAGCAGTAACTACTTATGGTAATGAAGTATTTGCATACCAAGCAAGTGAAAATTATTTAGATTTTGAAGGATCAGCCACAGGATCTCAAGCTAATTATATTTTGCAAAAACCTAATTTAGGAGCTATTATAAGATTAGCAGATGAATATGGTAGTGAAGCAGGTGTAGGAGGAACAGTTGAATATAGAACAGGAAGTATTCAAATGACTGCAGGTCAACAAGTTTATGATTTAAATGAATTTGCTATATCTCAAAGCACCGAAAAAAATAATATAGAAGTTAAAGAAATATTTTATCAATCGGACCCCGCAATTGTAAGATATTTTGATCCCTATGCGGGTACGGGTACTGATGTACAGGGTCTCTTAGATGTATTTGGGTTTGGCAGCTACTCCCCAGGTATTAATTTTTTAATGATGCCCATTAATTATGATTTAGCTAAAATCCAAGCTATTGATTTTAATGATACTATTAGAAAATCAAATTACAGTTTTGAATTAATAAATAATAATATCAGAATATTTCCCATCCCTACTAAAGATAAAAAATTACATTTTAAATACATTCTAAAATCAGATAGAAATAACCCTTATGTTTCAGGGAGCTTAGGAACAGGAGTAGTAACAGATATTTCAACAGTACCCTATACCAACCCTACATATGCTTATATTAATTCAATAGGAAGACAATGGATATTTGAATATACCCTAGCTTTAGCTAAAGAAATGTTAGGATATGTAAGAGGTAAATATGGAACAGTACCTATACCTAATTCTGAGGTCACCCTCAATCACGGAGATTTAATTTCAGCGGCTACTGCTGAAAAAACAGCTTTAGTAGAAAGATTAAGAACTTACTTAGGGGAAACTTCTAGAACTAAATTATTAGAGAAAAAAGCTCAAGAATCTGAATATCTTCAAAAAGACTTATCGGCAGTTCCCTATACTATATATATTGCATAATGGCACTATTTGGAAGACAACGTGATATAGCTTTATTTACGACTATTAATCGTGAATTAATGGGGGATATCATCACCCAACAATGCTCTTTTTACAAATATAGATTAGATCAAACTATTATTAACATTTATGGGGAAGCGGCAGAAGATAAATATTTTGAAGGCCCTGTAATATTTAACTGTTTAGTGGATAGGAGAGACCAAGCATACCCAGAAAGTGATATGGGAGTAGACTTCCAGTGGGGTGCTACATTTAAATTTTTAAGAGAAGATTTAGTAGATAAACAATTAGTTCCTGAAGTAGGAGATATTATATTGTATAATAAGGGATATTATGAAATTGACGTAACTAACTCAAATCAATATTTGTTTGGTAAAAATCCTGATTATCCTAATGATCCTAATCCTTTGAATCCTAATTTAGAAATATTTGGATCAAGCTATTCAATTATTTGTGATACCCATTACGTTCCTGCTGATAAGTTAGGAATAACTAAAGAAAGATTATAATGGCAACAAAAGGAAGAACACCAATCCCTAAATCCCAAAAAGAAATTTCTAATGGGTTTGTTGACCCCTATGATGCTTCTAGAGGTAATCCTAATTCAACCCAAGATTTTAATAGAGGAAATAAAGTATCCCTTAAGGGGGACACAGTAAAACCCTTATCTATAGGCATTAAAGACATTGATGAGTCTATTATGTACTATTTTAAAAATGTAATTAAACCTTCTGTTACCCAAAATGGTCAACGTTTAGAAGTTCCTATAATGTATGGTGCTCCTGAAAGGTGGAAATCGGTACAACGCGATGGATTTATGAGAGATAGTAAAGGGAAGATGATGGCTCCTATGGTAATGTTTAAAAGAAACACTATCACTCCTTTAAGAAATTATACTAGTAAGATAGATGCTAGTAATCCCTTTAATTTTTCTTACTACCAATCTAAATATTCTGCGAATAATGCTTACGATAAGTTTAATCTCCTTAACAGTAGAACCCCTGTTACACAAAATTATGCAGTAGTTGTACCTGAGTTTTTAGAAATGACTTATAGTTGTGTAGCTTATACTTATTATGTAGAACAATTAAATAAGATAATTGAATCTATACAATATGCCCAAAATTCATACTGGGGTGATCCTTCAAGATTTAAATTTAAAACAACAATTGATTCTTTTACCACTGTAACCGAATTAACAGAGGGATCTGAACGCAATGTAAGAGCTACATTTGACTTAAAATTATTTGGCCACATCATCCCAGACACAATACAAAAAGATCTTACAGTAGATAAAAAAGTATTTAGTAAAGCTCAAATTGTTACAAGTACTGAAACGGTAGTTAATATAAATGATATTCCAACTAATCAATTAAATCAAAAAATTGATACTAATAACCCTAATAATACAGATGTTAATGTAGATTTTTGATTTTTTGAAAAAAGTATTAATATTTATAACAAAAGTTAAATAACATTTATCAATAAAAAATGGAATCAACACAGTTATTACAAGAAGAGATCGATAATCTCAACACGTTACAGCAAGCCCAACAAAACATTGTTACACAATTTGGACAATTAGAAGTACAATTACAAACACTAGAATTGCAAAAAGATATTTTGGTTGAAAATTTAAAACAATTAAAAGATCAAGAAACTACAATTGGGAAACAATTAAATGAAAAATATGGAGACGGAACTATTAATTTAGAATCCGGAACTTTTATAAAAGAATAAAAAATAAACTAACATAACATGGCAGAACAAATAGTATCACCTGGCGTATTCACAAGAGAAAACGATCAGTCATTTATCACAGAAGGCCCCATAGTAGCGGGAGCCGCAATTGTTGGTCCTACTGCAAGAGGACCTGTAGAAGAACCTACCTTAGTATCCTCTTTTAGCGATTATAGAGCTAAATTTGGAGGTGCTCTTGAATCTAGTAGTAGAAGATATGATTTCTTTACTAGTATTGCTGCCCAAAACTTTTTCCAACAAGGAGGAGATACTTTGTTAGTTACAAGAATAACAAATGCCGCTTACACAGCGGCATCTGGAAATACTACTGGATTTGATGATAATCAGATTTCCTTTGTATTAAAAACTATTGCTAAAGGTACGGACCAACGAAGCTCAGGATCAGTACTTGGAGTTGCTGACGCTGATGGAATATTACCTTCGGGCTCCGCAGATAATGTTAGATTTGAAATCACTACTGTAAATACTTCTTCGGGTGTATTTAATTTATTAATTAGAAGAGGTGATGATTCAACTAAAGAAAAAGTTATCTTAGAGCAATATTTAAATGTTAGCCTTGATCCTTTCTCAGATAATTATCTTGAAAAAGTAATTGGTAATCAATCCTTTACTATTGCTACGGATGATGCTGGTGTAAGCTATTTACAAACTGTTGGTAGTTACCCTAATAAAAGTAGATATGTTTTTGTTAGTTCTGTAACAACACCCACTCCTAATTATTTAAATGCCGCAGGTAATAGAACCTCAGAGGCTTACACTGCTTCACTTCCCGCAGTTCAAAATGGCGCATTTGATCAAGGTGGATCAGGAGCCCCATTACCAGATGCTAAATTTTACCAAGATATTACAGCAACTAACATTCAGGGCGTTACTCATACGGACTATGCAACAGCCATTAGCTTATTAAGCAATAAAGATCTATATAACTTTGGAGTTTTAATACTCCCAGGTCTTACTGCAAATGAAGGCGATCACAGAACCCAAATGAACTCAGCAATTACAAATGCCGAAGAAGCTGGGGATAATATAGTAATAATTGACCCCGCCGCTCATGGAACTACTAGTACACTTACAGTAGTAGGTGATGCTAATAATTTTAATACAAGCTATGCAGCTACTTATTGGCCTTGGGTCCAAACCCAAACTCCTAACACAGGTGAAATAGTATTTGTACCTGCTTCAACCTTCATGCCTGGTGTTTATGCCTTTAACGATAACCAAAGAGACCCATGGTTTGCTCCTGCTGGTTTGCAAAGAGGTGCTTTAGGTGGAGTAATTAGAGCTGAAAAAGCATTAACTAAAGCTAACCGCGATGCTCTTTATGAGGGTAGAGTAAACCCAATTGCTACTTTCTCACAACAAGGTGTAGTAGTATTTGGTCAAAAGACCCTTCAAAAGAAATCATCAGCACTTGATCGTGTAAATGTTAGAAGATTATTAATTGCCCTTAAGCAATTTATAGGTGGAGTAGGTAGAACCTTAGTATTTGAACAAAATACCACAGCTACTAGAAATTCGTTCCTCGCCCAAGTTAACCCATACCTCGAATCGGTTCAACAAAGACAAGGTTTATACGCCTTTAAGGTAGTAATGGACGAGTTAAACAATACCCCTGATGTTGTTGATAGAAATCAATTAGTTGGTCAAGTATTTGTTCAACCCGCTAAAACAGCAGAATTCGTAATTATTGATTTCAATATCTTACCAACAGGAGTCGAATTCCCATCCTAATAAAATAAAACATGGCAGAAAGAATAGCATCCCCTGGCGTATTTGCTAGAGAAAATGATTTATCCCAAATAACTGAGGGTCCTATAGAAGCAGGTGCTGCTATTATAGGCCCCGCAGTTAAGGGTCCTGTAGAAGAACCTACAATAGTAACTTCTTATAGTGATTATAAAAGTAAATTTGGTTCTACTTTTCTTGTTGACAACGTAAGCCACACTTATTTTACTTCAATAGCAGCTTATAATTATTTCCAACAAGGGGGAGATACTTTGTTAGTTACTAGAGTAGTAACTGGGTCCTTTGCTTCTGCTAATTCTACTCAAATCCCTAATGGGGGGGTAAATGGTTCTATTAATACGGGGACGGATGCCTTATTAAATTCTATTACCCAACAACCCTCAGCTTCTGGAGGTAGTAGTGGGGTTAAAACGGATATTACCTCTTCTCAACATGGTAATGCTTTATCTGCCTCTATTACTTTAACTAATGGAGCTGCTAACGTATCAACTATTACAATCACCTCATCTTCAATATCCACCTTTGCAGTAGGAGATACTTTAACATTCCAATCTCAATCCTTAGGGGCGTCAGATACAGGGGGTAATGATTTAATTATTACTCTTCAACAAAATGATCTTCTTACCACATCTTCATTTGTATTAAAAACCATTTCTAAAGGGGCTAATCAAAATAGTGATATTGATAGTGGTAGTGTAGTAGAAAAAACAGGTGGTATCCTCCCCTTAGGATCAGAAGAAAATCTTAGATGGGAAATCAGCAGTGTAAACCAAAGTACTGGATTATTTAATTTGTTAGTTAGAAGAGGTAACGATGCCCGCGATAGCAAAACTATTTTAGAAACTTGGAATAACTTAAGTCTTGACCCCTTCTCAGACACTTACATTAAAAAAGTAATAGGAGACCAATATAAATCAGTTATAGGAGAAGCAGGAGATAAATATTTACAAATTAATGGGTTTTACTCCAATAAGAGTAGATATGTTTATGTGGATTCTGTAACAAATGAAACTCCAAATTATTTAAATGCTGCTGGGGAAAGATCAAGTGAAGCTTTTACATCTTCCTTGCCTTTAGTATCTAGTGGTGCTTTTAATGATGCCACGGGTAATTTATTCGAAGGAAGCAATAATAAATTTTATGATAAAATTGTAAGCCCCAATAACATCCAGGGTATCCCCGCCGACGCTTATACTCAATCTCTTAATTTACTAGCTAACACAGATCTTTATAGATATAACATAATTGCCTTCCCAGGTATTAATACCCAATTAGGAGGAATTTCAGCAACAGTTATTACTACAGCTATTACTAATGCCGAAGAGAGAGGAGACCATTTAGTAATATTTGATACCTCAAACTATGGGCAAACAAGTGCAGCTACAGTAGCTGCTAGAACAGATGCTTATAATAGCAGCTATGCTGCTACCTATTGGCCCTGGGGTCAAGTAGTAGACCCAGACTCAGGTCAAAGAGTATTTGTACCAGCATCCACAGCTGTGATTGGAGCATATGCTTTTAATGACAGTTTAGGTGAAACTTGGACAGCTCCCGCGGGTGTTAATAGAGGCGTGTTAACTAACGTTATAAGAACTGAAAAAACAGTAACTAAAGCGGAACGCGATACCCTTTATGACGCTAGAGTTAACCCATTAGCAACCTTCCCAGGAACTGGAGTTGTAGTATTTGGTCAAAGAACATTACAAAAAGCTTCCTCAGCATTAGATAGAATTAATGTTAGAAGATTATTAATTTCTTTAAAAGATCAAATAGGCAACATTGGTAAAACATTAGTATTTGAAAATAATACAACTGCAACTCGTAATAGTTTTGTAAGCCAAGCAACAGCTTATCTTGAATCAGTACAACAAAGACAAGGTTTATATGCCTTTAAGGTAGTAATGGACAATACTAATAATACCCCCGATGTAATTGATAGAAATCAATTAGTTGGTCAAGTATTTGTTCAACCCGCTAAAACAGCAGAATTCGTAATCTTAGATTTCACATTATTACCAACAGGAGCCGAATTCCCTTCATAAATTAAAAAAATCGAATATTTATAATCACGTAATATTTATAATAAAGAACAACATTAAAAACAGCATAAAATGGCAGTATTAGATCCTAACGAAATTTTCTTTACGGCGTTTGAACCCAAACAAGCCAATAGATTTATCCTCTATGTAGATGGATTCCCTTCATATCTCATTAAGCAAATGAGTAGCTTTAACATTGAAAATGGTGAGGTTATCCTTAACCACATCAATGTGGACAGAAAAATTAAAGGTAAGTCTAAGTGGAGCGACGTAACCCTTAACCTCTACGACCCAATCACCCCTTCAGGTGCTCAAGCTGTAATGGAATGGGTAAGATTACACCACGAATCAGTAACAGGCCGTGATGGTTATTCTGATTTTTATAAAAAAGATGTAGTAGTTAATGTTCTTGGTCCCGTAGGTGATGTTGTTTCCGAATGGGTTCTTAAGGGAGCATATATTAAAACTGCAACATTCCCAGAATTTAACTGGTCAACTGAAAATACTGCAGTTGAACTCCAGATTGCGTTGGGTATTGATTACGCAGTATTGAACTTCTAATATTAGCCATATAATAATAAAGAAAGGGTACCTTTACGGTATCCTTCTTTTTTCTTTATATATTTATATCAAACAAATCAAAAGTTATTAACAATGAGTGACGAGAAAAAATTTAAATTTCCAACGGAAATGGTAGACCTGCCCTCAAAAGGTTTAGTTTACCCTAAAGAGAATCCTCTTGCACAAGGTAAGGTCGAAATGAAATACATGACCGCCAAAGAAGAGGACATTTTAACAAACCAAAGCTATATTAAAAATGGTACTGTAATTGATGAGTTATTAAAAACTCTTATAGTATCTAAAATTAATTATAATGATCTAATTGTAGGCGATAAAAATGCTATTATGGTAGCTGCCCGAGTTTTGGGTTATGGCAAAAATTATACTTTCACATACTCAGGAGAAGAACACACAGTTGATTTATCTACTATAGATCCTAAACCTCTTGATGAGTCGCTTATAACTAAAGGTAAAAATGAATTTCATTTTACCCTTCCTAACTCGGGTACTGAAATTTCTTATAAAATTTTAACACATGGGGACGATGCTAAGATTAATGCTGAAATAAGAGGTATAAAGAAATTAAACAAAAAGGCTAGCCCCGATGTGTCTACTAGATTAAAACATATGATTACATCCGTAGATGGGGATGTTAGCACTAAAACAATTAGAGAGTTTGTAGATGTTTATTTATTAGCTATGGATGCTCGTGCATTTAGAGAACACATTAAAAATACACAACCAGACGTTAATTTAACTTTTGAAGTAGAGGGACCAGATGGTGATGTCAAGGATATTGACATTCCCATCGGCCTCAACTTTTTTTGGCCTGACATCTAAATATAGAATGAAAATATTCACCCAAATCCACGAAATAGTATTTTATGGAAATGGGGGATATGATTGGCATACTGTGTATAATATGCCAATATGGTTGCGGAATTTTACCTTTAATAAGATACATGAACATTATGAAAAGGAAAAAGAATCCCACAATGAGATGGCAGGTCAATCTAGTAACTCAACCACAGTTATAGATTCTGATGGTACTGTTAAAGCACCAGAAATGATGAAACAAGCAGCAACTTCATATAATACGAGGGCATCAAAAAAATGATGCCCTCCCATATTTATCACTATAACCATGGCTAGTCAACAAGATATTAACAACCAAGACGAACTTAACAGAAGATTAAGGGAAACCGAAGCCGAACTTAAAAGAATTAAAGAGGCCCAAAGAGAACTTCCTGATTCTTTTAGAGAGTATAGAGGTCTTGTTACGGCTATTAATGAAGAACTTGGTAAAAAAGTAAATAGGCTTAAAGAAGCTAGTTCTGGGTACAATTCACTAACTAGCATAGCACAAAAATTCCAAAATCAAGAGGAATCAATTAACCGTCTCACAGATAAGGCTTTAGATACTAATAGAGAAAAAACCCGAGAAGCACTTAGAGAAATCCAAGCCAGTGCAGATCAACTAGTTATTGATAAGCAAATTTCTACTCTTAATTCTAAAGGTGCTGAACTGAATCAAGGAGCTCTAGCTGCAAAACTCCAAAGTCTCGTAGCTGCAGGAGACCTTACAGATGAAGAAAAAGCTCTTTTACTTGCCCGCCAGGCAGGATTTGAAGAAGAGAAAAAACTTGTAGATTTAATCGATATTGAAATAGCTAAACGAGAAGAATCTAATCGTTTAATGGGTATAGCGGGAGGTTTAACTTCAACCCTTACAGGACTTTTAGGTCCTTTAGCCAACAATTTAGGTCTTAAGGAGGCATCCGAAGAAATGCAAAAGGTAGCTGATAGAGCTGCCGAAACTGGGGAAAGTTTTGGAAAACTTAAAGTATTAGGAACCGGAATATCTTCAATATTTGGATCTTTAGGAGAAACTTTAACAGATCCTACTGTAATAATTGGAACTTTATTAAAAAGCTTTAATGATTTTGAAAAAGCTAACAAAGAAGTAAGAAACCTTACAGGTCAAAGTGCTGACAACATTTCGTCTGCAAACATGTCTTTAGTGTCTGCGACGGATCAAGCTAAAACTATAGGTTCTTTATCTAAAGAAATTGGAATTAACGTTAATGCAGCTTTTGGTTCTGATACTATCATAGCAGCTAGTGAATTAACTAACTTATTAGGAGTTAGTGAAAAATCAGCTGCCAATTTAGCTTTAAGAGCCGAAGCTTTTGGAGGTTCTTTAAAGGGAGCAGATGAAACTGTTTTCAATACTGTTCAAGGTTTTAATATGCAAAACCGATCTGCTGTAAATGTAGGAGCAGTATTAGAAGATGTTGGAAATGCCTCAAATTCATTAGCATTAAGTTTAGGAGGAAGCACAGAAGA